TCTGCAGCAGTAATTTTATCAATCGTGGGATTTGTATCATCCTGATCAATACATCCTTTATAACATTGACAGACCCCACATCCCTTACAAGGTGCTATATGAAGTCTGTCTGGTTGGATGATTTCAATCTCATTCTTTTCTGATGCCCCTTTTATAAATGCGTTAATCGCCGTCAGCGTGTTTCCCCTTCTGGCACTTCCGTTAATAATCACAATTTTCATGTATGTTTCCTCCAGCTTCTGATTTCATGAAATCATTATACCCTTTCTGAATCATCCTGTCACCATATTTCATCAGATCAGAACCTGTCAAAATCCTCCTGTGTGGCAACCTGTCTCCATCCCTTATACTCATCATTCCTGCTTTCCACAAACATATCATTCACCATGCCAATGGTCAGCAGATCCAGATCCCGGATGGAAATCCCCAGCTGCACACACCGGAGAAGAAACAGGGGAGTTGTCATTTCACGGTCTGTTGCATGAAGTTTTTTTTAGCCTCTACATCCGTCCTGATGTTCATTCCCCACAGATCGATCAGCTTCGGCAAAACCTGATAAATACTGAATGTATTAAACTCATCCAGCCAGTCCTCCGGATTATCCGGGATAGACGGATCCGCATGTTTCGCCATCACATACGCAATGTTCTCAAACATCTCAAGTGAAAACAGATCCAGTGAGGACTTTTCCGGATCCCCGTCCCCGATACTCTTTTCCAGCACAGATAAATCCTTGTAGATATCCCTCTGGAACTTAATCCTGTAAATACGCGGAATGGCGGCAGAAGCTTTAAAAGCAACCGCCTTCCCGTCAATCTCAATCTTCTTCATCATGCTCATATCTGAATCCCCCTCAGCTCAGTGCTTTTCCATTTCCTGCAGCATTCACTACAGACTTTCCACTATCAGAAGCCTGCAAAGAAGCCGGATCCGCAGCCGGCAGATACACCGACTTATACCAGTCTGCATAAACAGTTGCATCCGTAGTATCTCCTGTCTTCGCCTTCACCTTTCCATCCGCCAATGGTGTAGCCTTGATAGTCAGTGTTTCTGTCTGCACTTCCTTTTTCTCCTCGTTGGTCTTGCCCTCGATCTTCGGACGGGAAGCCGAACAGTTATACATCACGTGGCGGATATGGCGCACATCCCCGTCAAACTCAAAAAGCAGGGCAAACAGTGCCAGTTCTGCGTCCGAGTTTTCAATCAGAACGCCCTTGGCATCCAGCTTCTCTCTCAGCACATCCGTTCGGAAACTCTCCGGAATCAGTGCAAGCTCCAGATCCCCGTCATAACCCATATTGTTGTTGATCACATAGTACGCAATGCCATCTGCATAAAAATTCTCCGGCTCCCCGTTGGCATCCAGGGACAGTGATACGGACCCCGGAAGCGGCACTGGTGCTGCATAGGACACCGCCCCGTCCTCCCCGATCGTCAGTAAAGCGTAATGCGCATTTTTCAGGTTATACTTCACCTTGTTATTCTTATCAGACATATTATCCCTCCATCATTAAACAAATCATTACAGTTCCATACTGTACAGCACCTCATACAGCTTTTCGCTCTGGATCCAGACCTCCGACTTATTATAAAAAATCCCGGCATCATCCAGAACCGTTTCCACCAGAGCTTCTGCCCCGGGATACTTCCGGTCCGTGTAAAGTTCTATTCTTACTTCACTGATCCGAAAGTATACCCTCCCGTCTGCCGCAAAATTATCACTGCCGGGAAGCAGATAACAGATAAACGGCGGATCCGGGCTTTCCCCTTCCGCAAAATGGTCATAAGCGAAAGGAAAACCAGTCTTTTCCAGCATCTCTGCCAGTTCTTCCAGTGTCATATGCTTTCACCTCCTGATCACCTCAGTGCCTTCTCCACTTCCCGTTCCAGAGTCTGCGCAGCCCTTTCCTCAGCAGGCGCAATATGGGAAAACGCCCTTGTCCTGCCGCCTTTTCTCAACGCATGTCCGAACTCCAGCAGATGAGCCAGCTGGTACCTGTTCCTGGAATACACCACGATTTCCATCGCATTGGCAGTTTCCTTCGTGGTCTTCGCCGCCCAGCTCTTTGCATAAACACCGGTCTTCACAGGGGCATTTTCCTGGATGTCTTTTCTCGCCTGTGCGCCTGCCTTCTTCACTGCTTTTTTCATATCATCCGCCGCAAGCTGTGCGTACTCTTCCAGCCCTTCCATGATCACATCTGCCATCTGACTGACTGTACATCTGTCTCCTGCCATGTCTCACCTCCGGACCTTCCTGCATGTGAATTTCAGACACTTCTTCTTATAATTCAGATGATCCACACTCACAATGTCATACACCTGATCCCGAAACAGGATCCTGTGGGTAACAGACCGGATACCTGCAGTCTTTTTACAGTACCGCACCGTCACAGTCATTCCCACATCTTCCACCACAGTCCCTGCGGTTTCCGCTTCCCTGGAACTGGCAAGCCCCTCACCGCCGATTGTGGCAAAACAGCAGTATTCATCCGTCCATTCATTCCGGCGGTTTCCAATCCTGTCTGCCACCACAGAACACTTCTGAAAAACCACCTTCTCATTCATCAAAGCAATGTCCATTTGTTCCCACCTGCCCCGTCATTCCTAACGACTTGTCTGTCTCACCGGCATTTCTTAAAACCCCGGCTCTCTCACTCCGAAAAGAAGATTCCGCAGATCTATCACCAGCTGATGATGATCCGCCTCCTCCCTGTGTTCGTACAGATACGCCGCTGCATACTGCACAGCAATCTTCGTACCCTGCAGTTTTTCAAACTCATCCGCATCCGCAATCCTTGTCACATCCATACAGATCTGTTTCCCCTGCCTGATCAGATCCCCGATCAGCGCATCATCATCCTCAAAATCCACACGCAGGTAATTCTTCATCTCATCCACTGTCACTGCCAACTGCATCACCTCAAAACAGAACCGGCAGGCCTGTACTTCTCCTGCCGGTCCCCTTATTCAAAAAATCAGTCTGCCTTCAGTTTCATGATCTGCACGGCTTCCGGAAGAACCAGTTTTCCGTCCACGCGTTCCTTTGCAACAAAACCGATCATTCCGTTGCCTGCAAACAGTTCATTCAGCTGCTTAAAGGATCTGTTTCCTCGGTCACCAATGTTGTAATAGCTGTAATCCCCAAAAGCAATGCCGTCCTTCGGTGCATAGGCAGAAGTCTCCACCTTGTAACCCAGGATCCTGTCCGGTTCCCCGGCCTGGTAAGCCGGCTGCCAGATATAAGCACCGTTATTGTCCTTCAGCTTTCTAAGGGAAGGCAGTGTTGCATCATTCATTATAAAGGATGCATTTTTACGGTATGGACGTTTCAGGCCATACACCAGATCCAGCATGTCATCTGATTTCAAAGCTGCAGCCAGTGTATTCAGCAGATGTCCGCCGCCTGTTCCGTCAAAAATACCGGTCGGCTTCCCTGTTCCGTTTCCGTTCAGGAAGGCATCCTCTTCCGCATTGGCAAGTGCCTTTCCAAACTGGACAAGGATGTAATTTTCCAGATTAAAGGCATTGTCATAAAGCAGTTCCTCCGTTACCTTGATCGCCACATGAAGCTTATGTGCATCCAGGATCTTCTGGTCAAAAGTCGCATCCCCGAAAGTCAGTGCCCCGCCTTCCTCAATCCAGCTTGCCGCCGGCTTGGTAGCCGCAATATTGATCTTATGCTCCCCAGAAGTCACGATTCTTGTGGCAAGACGGCGCATGATATTCTCTTCATTCAGAACATCAACCAGTCTTCTGTCATACTCTTCCGGAACCAGATAACCCCCATCGGCATCCACGCCCTCCTGAAGGGTATTGGAAACCTGGCGGAAGTTGCTTCTCAGTGCATTCAGCATTGCCCTGCGGTATTCATCAGAAGCACGTCCTGTCTTTGGCTCACCCTGGCCGCCTGCATAAGGCTTCCCGGTCAGCGGCTGGTTTACCGGCTGGTTCAGGTTCTTTTCCATTTCCTCTGCCTTGCGGTGGCGGTCAATCGCCTTTGTCAAATCCTCAATCTCCGATTCCATTCTCTCATAGGTTGCACTGTCCTCCGCAGACAGAACACCATTTTCATTCTCATGGGTATCCACAAAATTCTTTGCAGCTTCCCAAACCTTAGCTCTCTTCTCCATTAATTCCTGAATCGTCATAATCCGTATCCTCCTCAGATATATTTTTTGATAAAATTTAAGCGTTCACGCAGATCATCTGCAGAACGCCCTGTAACATTCGTATTCACTTTCTTCTTTTCACACTTCTGGCAGGCATTCTCCGCCGCCCCGAAACATCCATTACAGGGATCGTCCCCCTCAGCACCATTTCCATTCAAGCCGATCCCCGCCTGATCTTTCACGGATTTTCCAGTCTTTCCATAATGCCTCTCCAGCTTATTCATCAGCGCATTATTCACTGCCCGTCTGGAAAACATTACGGAATCAGACGTCCCGTTTTCTGTACGGCCAGCACCTGGATCTCCATTTTCGCCTTCACTGCCCTGTTCCTCTTTCTGGAACAGGATGTCATCCGCAAAGCCAAGCTCCACAGCCTTATTCGCATCCATCCACGTTTCCGCATCCATCAGATGTGACAGCTTCGCCCTGCTCTGTCCCGTTTTCCGTACATAAGCATTGATGATAGATTCTTTCACCGCATCCAGAAGTTCCATAGCCTTCTTCATCTCCGAATGGTCACCCCACGCAACCGTAGCCGGATTATGGATCATCATCATGCTTACCGGACTCATCCATACCTCAGTTCCGGCCATTGCAATGACAGACGCAGCAGATGCCGCAAGCCCGTCAATCTTCACCGTAACCTTCCCCGGATATTCCGACAGCATGTTAAAAATCTGCGCTGCGGCAACACAGTCCCCGCCCGGACTGTTGATCCACAGGGTAATGTCCCCTGTCCCTGCATTCAGTTCATCCTTAAAAAGAGCCGGCGTGACATCATCGTCAAACCAGCTGTCCTCAGCGATAACTCCGTTCATGAACAGGATTCTTTCCTCCGCTTCCTGTCCGGTTTCCTGATTCACCGTTTTCGTTTTCTTCCAGTTCCAAAACTTCTTCACCAGTATCCTTCCCCTTTCCAGATCCGGCAAAGATACCGGCATCCTGTAATTTTGTCATATTTCCATTGATCAGATACAGATCACCGCCAAGCTCCTCCGGGATCCGGTCCATATTTTCCAGTTCCCGGATATCATTGGCACTCATCCATCCATTCTGTCTTGCCGTGGCATAACCGGTCATCCTTGACTGGTAATCACCCCTGAGCAGCCCATCCACATTGAACTTAAAGAAATACTTCTTCTTTTCCTCCGCAGACAGCAGAGCCCTGACCATTGCCTGTTCCCAC